GGATCAGGCGATGGCGGTCGCGGTCTCGTTGAGGACGGCGGACAGCCACTCGCCGGTGGACAGCAGCGGGGACGCGTCGGCCGTGAACGAGATCACCCGGTAGTCCTCGTTGGCGAAGCCGACGTTCGGGAACGCGGTCAGCGTCAGCTTGTGGAGGATCCAGTGCAGGTCACCGCCGACGATGTCGACCCCGTTGGGCGGGGTGACGCCTTCGAGCTTGAACGGCGGCAGGGTGGCGTCGTCCCCGGACAGGTCCCACCTGGTGGTCTGCGCCGGGGTAGTGCCCGAGTCGGTGACCGCACCACCGACGATCGCGGCCAGCACGTCCAGCGACACCTTCGCGTGGGTGACGGCCACCTGAATGTTCGAGATCGCGCTGTTCGTGTCCAGCTTGCGGTTGTCGCCACGGAGGGTCTTGACCTCCACCTCACCGGTGATGGCCATCTCCTGGATGCCGGGCACATCGAGCGGCGTCCCGTAGGTGGCGGCACCCCCGTCCGGGTCGGCGGTCAGCGGTGAGATCTTCGCGTCCTGCACTGAGTAGATCTTCGATACGCGGGAGATAGGCATCTCGGTGTCCTTCCTGGTGCCGGGGTTCGGCCCGGACGGGGCGGGGTCAGACGATGTCGGTGGGGGCCGTCTGCGGATGCTGCGGCTCGGTAGGCGGCGCCGGTTCCTCCACCGGTTCGGAGTCGAGGACCTCGAGCACCGATTCGGGGATGAGCGCGGCCAGGGCCTCGTCCACGGGGCCGGCGTCCTGCGGCGGGATGACCGAGTCGACGAGCCACCACGTAGTGCCGGGGCGGCCGGGCGTGGTGTAGACGACGACCGCGCCGTCGGTGACGCCGGCCGGGTTGGGGCAGCGGAGGACGGTGGCGCCCGCCTCGGGCGGCCACGCGGGCCCCAGGTAGGGGATGACGTCCTCGCGCGGGAGCTGGACGTAGACGATGGTCATGCGGGGAGTACCTCCGAGCGGAGCATCTGCCGGTGGATGGCGATGGTGATCGAGGACCGGATGCGGTTGTCCTCGATGGGGAATCGGTCGATGTCCTGGACGCGGACGGCGGTGACCTTCGCCGGGTGTGCGGGGAGGGGGTGGCCGTGGAGGGCGTGGGCGAACAGCTCGACGAGGCCGTACCGTTCGGTCACCTTCGCGGTGACGGTGGTGGCCTTGGCGCGGGCGGTCTGGATGATGTCGACGGTCGCGGTCTCGATGATGTTGAGTTCGGCGTCTGGGTCGCCGTAGTCGCCGTTGCCGGTGGTGTCGAGCGCGATGGACAGAGCCTCGGTGATGACACCGAACGGCGGCTCCTGCCCGGGGCGCGGCCCGTCGCGGAAGAACGGCACGCTGGTGCCGAGCGATTCAAGCCGGGCCTTCAGCGCGCCGGCGGTCGTGGCGGCCATCAGCGACCGCCCCGGATCCGGGACAGGTGGGCCCGGAAGAAGATCTCCGCCATCTCGATCGCCGGGCGCATGAACGGCTGCGGCCGGGTGCCAGGGTGGTTGACCTGCGCGACCGGATGCCGCGCCCCCGGCCAGTACAGGGCCTTCTTGTGCTTCGGCTTGATGACGTGCGGCGCGGTCCCGTACTCCACCGCCGCCGCGTAGCCGACGTTCGTCCCCACCACGTAGCCCACCCGACGGCCGGAGTTCTCCGCGCGGGACACGATGCTGGACCGGAGCCGGCCGGTGTCGACCGGGGCGCGGCGGCGGGCTTCGTTCTGGACGTCGATGCGGGTCCGGTTGACGGCGGTCTTCACGTCGTTGGACATTCCGCCGAGTGCGCGGCGTAGGCCGCGCTCGTAGGCGCGGGTGTTGAGCCGGGCGCTGGCCGATGCTCCGAAGCGCATCACACACCCCCGAAGCTGGGCACGGCGCGGTTGATGTAGGCGACGAGGAGGGCGTCTGCCTGCGTCGATCCGGTGGACGACGACGGGGCGTCGGGCGTCGTCTCCTCGTCGTCGGGCTCGATGCGGACGTTGTTGCCCTCGTCGTCCACATCCAGGCCGGGGGTCTGCGTGCTATCGGCGTCGGACGGTGCAGCGTCGGCCTGGAGGTGCGCGGCGAGCAGGGCGCACGCCTTGCTCACCAGGAGCGGCACCGTGTCGTACCCGAACTCGCCTTCCACCTTCGCCTGCTCCAGCCCCCACCGTTCGAACAGGCCACGCCACCCGCCGTTGTACGACTCGGCCCCGGCGATCAGGTCGTCATAGCCACCCCACCGCAGGTGCACCGCGTCGATCTGACCGAGCACGTCAGACGACGTCACCCGCCACGCCGACGACGGCAGCGACGACGCCGAACCATCAGAGACGACGGGCGTCACCGACGTGACCGTACGGACGCGGCGCGGAAGGATGACCAGTCCGTCCGCCGCCACGTCCGCCACCACCACCAGTGAAGTGGGCTCGAAGAGTTGCTGCGTGTACCGGGTGATCCGCTCCGTGGCAGCAGCGATCCACGCGAGTACCTCGGCACTGGTGCCGGTGCAGCCCGCGTCGCGCGCTTCTTCCTCGGAGCAGTACGCCATCGGTCAGGCCTCGCCGTCCTGCTCGGCCTTCGCGGCGTCCAGCTCACGCTTCACGCCGGCCGTGACGAGTCCGCCCTTGGCGACGATCAGCCGGGCGTGGCCGCCCGGGTGCTTGTTCACGACCGGGCCGACCGGTGTGGTCATGCCCTCGCCGCCGAGCTGCCGGTACGCGGCCTCCGGCGCGGTCTGGCCGATGTCCCAGCCGGTGCCCGCCGCGTACTCCTGCGTGCGGACGACGGCCGGGTTGGGCTGCTCCTGCGGCTCGTCGGTGCTCTTGCTGCTACGTGTGGCCATCACTGGCCTCCTCACGGTGTCGTGTCGGATGGGGGCCGGATCAGGTCGCCGCGGCGAACGTGATCTGCACGAACGCGGCGGGGGTGTGCACCGCCACGTTCGCCCTACGCTCGGCGAGGATCACCAGCGTGTTGCTCGTGAAGTAGTCCGCGTGCGAGTCGGTCATGAGGATCGTGATCCCCTGCCGCTCCCACAGCGTCGCCCCCGTACGGAAACCTCCGAGCAGCGCGGTGCCTGCGGTCATCGCCACCGTGGTGACGACGGTCAGGCCCCACAGGCGGGTCGCCGCGCCCGGGTCGGTGACGTTCGCGATGACACGGAACTGCCCGTTCGCGTCCTCGTCCAGCTCGATGTCCTGCCAATCCAAAGGATTCATGACTACGGCGGTCGGCGGGTACATCGCCAGCTCGGCCTGCGTCTTCGCCTTGCGAACCGTGATCAGCTTGACGTCCGTGGAGCCGACGCCCGGCTGGTAGGTACCGATGCCCGGGGTCGTCAAGATCCCCTGCATCTCGGTCGTCCCGTTGCCGGTGAGGATCTCCCGGTCGAGCTTGTACTCCAGCCCGTACGTCAGCCGGCCGTTGATGTAGCCCATCAGCTGGCCGTTGTCGTCCGCGGCCTGCCTCGTGATCGGCACCCAGTGCGCGACCGTCTTGAGGGTCGTGGTGATCAGGTCGAAGGAGAACGGCCCGCTCATGGGCTTGTCCGCGCCCTCGGCCACGACCGCCGCGTTGTTCCACGTCGACTGCGGGCCGGACGTGTCCCGCATGTACTCCAGCGTCGTGCCGTCCGACGTCTGCCGGTCCAGCAGGTTCGCCACCAGCAGCGGGAAGTCCGGGTTCTGCGGGAGGATCCCCGGCACCCTCGTGTTCTGCTGCGGCTGCGTGCCCGTGGTGACGGTGCCGGCCGGGGCCGCACGGTGCTCGACGGCGAACTTGCCCTGCTTCCCGTTGGCGCGGAAGTGCTCCAGCGCCTTGGAGCGGACGAACGCCTCGGCCGCCGACACGGGGTCGGGGGTGCCCTGCTCGTCGGGCTGCATGCCCGGCTGGTTGCGCTGGCCGGGCTGCGGCTGCGGGTCTCCGGCGGGGAGCTGCGCGGACTGGAGGGCCCGACGCCGGGCGTCGCGCTGGTTGGCCTGCTCGATCTTCGCGGAGATCTCGTCAGCGCGCGCAAGGAGTTCGTCGATGTCGCCCTTGTAGTTCTCGTCTGCCAGCAGGGCGGCGACCTCGTCGCGCTGCTCGGTGAGGGTCGGTGCGCCGCCCTTGATGGGGTAGATCGGTCGTCCGTCGCGGCGGCGACCGATGGGCCGGATGCGGGCGAAGTTGCTCATGTGCCGCGTCCTTTCGGTCCGTGGACGGCTCGCAGCCGCCCAGAGTTCTGGGGGTCTGCGGTCCGTCTTTCACGGCCGGTGGATCGCGCCCGGCATGCTCACGGCTTTTACGTCCGGTGTGAGCGCCCGGATGGCAGGAGGGTAGATCGATTCGGCGACGGGCGTCGTCGGGGGCTGCAAGTCACGGCGGGGACGGGCGTCTACCTGCGTCGCCTGCCCTTGCGTGCCTTGCGGGGCAGGCTGTTGTAGGAGCGGGAGCGGCGCGCCCAGCGGCGGGCCCACGGCATCTTCCGGGCGAAGGCCCACCGCCACTGCGCGCGGCTGCGGAAGCTGCCCATCACGCGCCGCCGATCGTCGTCAGCCGCAGCCGCGCCGCACGGCGGGCCCGCTCCTCCATCCGCCGGTCGTCGGCCTCCTCCTCAGCCGCGGCCGCCCGCGCCTGCTCGTCCAGCGTCGGCGCCTGCACCTCCTCGTACAGATCACCGAGCGCGGACCGGACGGTCTTCAGCTTCGAGCCGGGCACAGCGGCCATGCGCGCCGTGATCTGCGAGACCTCCACCAGGCGCGCCGAGCGGATGTTCTCCAGCATCTCCGCGCGCTCCTCGTCGCCCAGCTCGTACAGCTTCTTCCAGTCCGGCAGGTCCGTACGGACGAACCCGACGGACAGCTCCCGCGCGGATCCGCTGCGGGCCATCACCCGCGCGTCCCGGCCGACGGCCGTGTCGTCGTAGCGCCCCTCGATCCACAGGTGGTCGGAGCGCTCCTCGGCGCGGAACGTGCCGACCGGCTGCATCGGCGAGTGCATGAACAGCAGGGCGTACGACTGCTTGTCGATGCCCTTCTTGAACACGCCGGGGTGGAACGTCGTGCCGTAGCTGTCCTTCTTGCCGTACCGGCAGGCGTAGCCCTGGAACGTTCCGTCGTCGCCTTCGTCGACGCGCCACTCCACATCGTTGAGCGCGCGGAATTCGATCTCTGCCATCACTGGCCTCCCTGCTGCTTCAGTGCGTGTTCGGCGTACACCTCGGCCACGCCGTCCATGACGACTTGGTGCGCCGGGGACAGGCGCGGCGCGTACCGGTAGACAGCGCGGTCCTTCTGGTCGCGGCCGTCGTACTCGTAGACGACCCGGCCGCCGCCGAAGCTGACGTGCTTCGGCAGGTCGCCGTTCGGGTCGGGCATCACGGCCAAGTCCGTCTTGCCGTCGAACGGGCCGCGGCGGACCTCGGAGAACGGCACGCCGGGCGGGCAGTATGCGCCGCGGTACTGCACGCTCCCCGCGGGCTGGAGGATCACGGGGACCTCGGATCGCAGCAGAGTGGCCACGGTCAGGACTCCTCATCGTCGGGAACAGGGTCGAACTCATAGGTGAGCGCGCACCGGCACTGAATGCTCTGGTTGGCGGGCGCGGTGGCGTCGGCCGGCCACCGGGACTCGGTCAGCTTGAACCGCTTGTTCATCGGCACGGTGCTGCCCTGCGCCGCGCGGTGCGTACGGCGGGTGCGCTTGTCGTCGGTGGACACCCACGTCTTGCGTACCGCACCGGCGTCGAGAGCTGCCATGTGCGACGCCGCGGAGTAGCCCCCGACGGTCTCGGTGCGGGCGATCATCGTGGCCCGGTAGTCGCCGAGGTTGGTGAACACCCGCTGGATCCGGGCCCGCAGCTCCGGGACGCTCTCGCCCTCGGCGACACCGGCCGCCAGGAGCTGCGAGCGGAGAACCTGCTCCGTCGTCGCGGTCACCTGCCCGGCCAGCTCCTCGACACGGGCGTCCAGGGCCCCGGCGACGTCCGGCTCGTCGAGGTCGAATGACGGGGTGATGGACGCGCCGCCGCGGCGCCATGCCCGCTCGACGAACGGACGCAGCACCCGGGCGGTCTGCCGCCGCCAGTACCCGCCGTCGAAGATCTCCCGGACCTTGATGCGCTGCTCCCAGCCGTCGGGGCCGGAGGCGATGTCCATGTCCGTGGCGCAGGCCGCGGGGACGACGTCCATGTCCGGCGGGGCGAGGGTGAGCAGCTGCTCGCGGGCGAGGGCCGCCGACTCGGTGCGCACCTCACCGAGCCACGCCGCGCTGCGTTCGGGCTTCTTCATCAGCCGGTCGAAGTCGCGGAGCACGCGGTCCCGCTGCTCCCGGGCGAGGGCCTGGACCGCGCGCCGGCCGACGGTCTCCAGCTCGTCGTACGTGGCGTTGATGTCCGTCAGCGACGGCGACTTGGGGGTGTCGTCGGCGCGCGTCAGCTCCAGACGACGGGGCGTCGTCGGGGCGTCGACCTGCGGCCGGGCCGCACCGAGGAGACGGGCGAACGCAGCCTCGACGGCCCGCTCGACGACGGGCCCGACATCCGGCGACGACGGCAGCAGACGGGAGAAATCCGCGTCCCACGACCGGGCCTCATCACCGGAGGGCAGGCCCTGCACCGGGGCGAACTGCGACCGATACGGAGTGAGCGTGTGCTGCCCGATGCCGCCCGGCAGAGGGTCCAGGCCGACCACGGCCCGAGCCTCATCGATCATGTACGTGTCGGAGTACACGAGCGCCCGGGTCCGGTTCGCCTTCGAGTCCTGCGCCTCTTGCAGCGCCTCGACACCGGACAGATCGAACTCGGCCTCCTCCGCGTCGCTGGGCAGGAGGACGCGGTCGATCTCCGAGCCGATGATCTCCAGCTTCGGTTTGATCGTGTCCGACCACAGGGTGGCCTTCGCCATGGCCCGGTTCTCGTACGTCGTGCCGGCGGCCAGGTAGTCGTGGGGGACACCGAACGCCATCATGACCTCGGCGGCGTTCGCCATGCGGGACTCGAGGTAGTCCATCTCTTCGGCGGTCAGGCCGACGCGGGCGTACGAGACGGGGGTACCGCCGCCGGGCGGGCTGGACACCAGCAGGTTCTTGCCCGCGTTCGCCGGGCCCTGCATGCTGCTGCGCCACGCCGCGCGGGCGGCTGCGAACTGCTGCTCGTCCATCTGCCCGAGGTAGACGACGCCGCTGGGATTGGCGCCGTTCTTGTAGCTGGAGCGCTGCCACTCGCGGGCGTAGGCGTCCATGTCGACGGCGTGCCGTGCGGCCTTCCACGGGGCCAGGCAGCCCAGCGGGTCGAACGGATGCGGATACCTGAGCCACAGCATCTCTTCGGGCAGGACAGGGACCTGCGTCCCGTCCGCGCGGCGGATGATGAAACCCAGCAGGTTCGCCATGGTCGGCCGCTGCGCCACCGGCTTGTCGACGATGACGTCGACCTGGTCGAACACGATGTGCGCCTCAGTCACCGGGCCGAGGCCGGTCTCCCCGCGGTCCAGCCACACGAACGACTGCCCGGCCAGCTCGCCCTGCTGCAGGACGAGGGACTTGAACACCCTCGCGCTCATCAGGGGGTTGGGGCGCTTGTTGAACAGCTGCGCGACGTCGTGGCCCTCGGTGACCGAGCCGTCCGGTGCACGCACGGCCAGCGGCACCGACGAGCCGTTGTCGGCGATCGCAGCCACACACCGGTACGCCACAGCCGAGTTGGCGTAGCCGCGGGCCTCCGCGTCCAGGTCGAGCGTCAGGGACTGCTGCCCGCCGATCGAAGCGACGGTGATCGGCCGCCGGTCCCGCAGCATGTCCACGCTCGACACGCGGGTCTCGGCTGCGCGGCGCAGCGTCCGGTTCCTGTAGCTGCTCAAGACTTCCTCCTACGCGACCGCGGCCAGGTTGCCCGCAGGCGCGAGCATCAGATCAGTCAGGGCCCACACCATGGCGTCGAGCCGGTCCGGGCTGTCGTCGCCGGGCACCCACGTCACCAGCTGCTCCTCCAGATCGGGCAGGCTCGTGACGATGTGCGCGGCCAGCTGGTCGAACACGGCGGCCACCGGCTCCGCCCGGGTCTGCTTGCCGCGGGTCGCGGTCACCGTGCGATACGTGACCTTGCTGTCGAGCTGCCGCAGCGTCGTCCCGATCCAGTCCCCGCCGTTGTTCACCTCGGCAATCACGGCGTCGGCCTTCCACGCGTGGTACGCCTGCGCGGCCTTGCGCATGCACTCCTCCGGCGACATCCGCCCCGACAGGTCATCGAGGACGTAGCCGTGACGGCGGGCGAACCCGTTCCGGTCCGGGATGTACGACTGGCCGAGGCCGGCTACGACGATGCCCATCTCGTCGGACTCGTCGCCGCCCTTGGCCGCCGGGTCGATCGCGACGACGATGCGCACCATGGGCGGGGCCGCGCCCACGCGGGTGGCGTCGAGCCGTTCCCGCTGCCACAGCGCGCCCTCGATGTCGGTGAGCAGGTCGCCGTCCAACTCCTGCTTCTCCAGCCGGGTGCCGGCGTACTTGCGGACGAGGAAGTCCCGCATGTCCTGCGGCAGGTGGATGGCGTCTCGGGTGCGGCCGCGGGTCATGATGACGTCCGCGCGCTGCGTCAGCTCGATGACCTCGGTGCGGGGCTTCGGGGTGGTGCTCCCGATGTAGTGGGGGTTCGCGCCGAGGCGGAGACCCATCTCGGAGTGGGTGATCGCCTCCTTCAACCGGCGCTGCGCCGCGACCTCCTCCATCCACACCAGGCACCGGTTGCCTCCGGCGCGGAGGCGTTCGATGTCGTCCGGGCTGTGGGCGCCGAACAGCTTGGCCTCGGCCCCGGACGGCCAGCGGGCGAACGTGCCGCCGGCGGTGGTGCGCAGCACGACGCGCGGGTCGTGCGCCTTCAGCCCGGACGGCCCGTTGACGCAGGCCTCGACGGCGTCGCCCTGCGTCGGCGCGACGATCGCCATCCGGTGCCCGCCCCGGAGCCTGGGGTCGCACGGCGGGCCGTTGACGTGCTCCACCATGTAGCGGGCGCAGCCGTCCGTCTTGCCGGTGCCGCGCCCACCGAGCTGGAGCCACCAGCCCATGGTGGGGATCTCGGCCGGGGCGACCTGCCACGGGTACGGCGTCCACCGGTCCCACCGCTTCTGCCAGATCTTCGCCCGGAGCTTCTCCTCCAGGAGGTCCAACTCGGCGTCGGACATGCCGGCCAGGCGGGAGCGGAGGTCGGTGACCGTCACTCGCCCAGCTCCTCGACGAGGGCCTCGATCGCGGCGGCGCGTTCGTCGGTGAGGCTGATGTCCCGCTTGACGGGGGCGTCGAGGCCGAGGAGTCGGGCGCGGCGTTCCTGGATGCGGAGCAGCCGGTCGATGGCGTTGAGGACGGGGGCGTCGTCAATGAGGGGTGTTTCTTCACCGGTGTCCGGGTCCGGCGCCTGGATGATCTTTCCGTGAGACACGGTGACGTGCTGCCGCTCCAGTACACCCATCGCGGAGCGGTACAGCTTGTCGAGGCGTTCGAGCTCCAGGGAGCGGAGGTCTTCGCCTGCCTCGCGGACGGTTTCCTTCAGGACGCGCTGCACGGCGTGGTGGGCGGTGGCGCGGCTGTCGTAGCCGAGTTCCTCAGCAATGCGGGCGAACGTCCAGCCGTCGGCGCGCAGCCGGGCGGCGCGCTCGTCGCGTTCGGCGTCCTCGACGGTGCGGTAGTAGCGGCCGTTGCCGTCGCGTGGCCTGTCGTTGCCGGTGCCCATGCCCGTACCTCCCTGGTGGGAAGGTACGAAAAATCCCGGTCGCAGGATCTTGGGGGCTGCAAGTCACAGCCCCCGCACCATGCCCGTCAGCAGCCGTCGTACCGCCACTCGCCGCCCTCACGCGCCCACGGCTGGGACTTCTGATCCAGCGCCGGCACCGCGTACGTGTACGTCACGCGGGCCAGGTCTCCGGCCAGCTGGTCGACGGTCAGGGTCTTGATGTCGTGGACGCCGTACTGCTTCACGGTGGACTCGACGACCGGGCCGTACATGTCGGCCGGGATCTTCTCGGCGCAGCGTGCGGAGAGCATGCCGTACGCCTTCTTGGAGTCGGTGGCGAAATACGCGGTGCTGTAGGCGCGGACGGCCTGCTCCAGCGCGGCCTCTTCCGGGTCGGCGGTCGGGGACTTGGTGGGCGGCGTGGTCGGGTCGCCTGACGGGCTGGCCGTGGCGGTGGGCGGCTTGTCGTCGGTGCTGCTGTCGGATGAGCAGCCGGTGAGGGCGAGGAGCAGCACGGCGGCGGCCGTGACGGTTCTGGTGCGCATGGTCCCCCCAAGGACACGGTTGATGAGAGGGGGCCAGGGTATGACGAAGCCCCTGCCGTGGGGGATCGGTTCGGCAGGGGCTTCGGGCCCGAGTAGCGCCGCAGCCAGCGAGCGCGGGTGGGATGCGGCCAGGCTACTGCGGGAGTCTGACAGCGGTCAGGCAGAGCCGTCCCGCTTCAGTGGCCGGAGCGAGCGGCCCACTTCCCCACAGGCCCGCTCGACGGCCGGGGCGAACGAACGGGCGGCTGCGTCCGCCCACTGCAGGACTTCGTTGATCCGCTCGGCTGTGGCGGGGTTCGGCTGCGGCTTGACCAGCTTGACGCTCATGGGGTCATCCTCTCGTCAGTGACAACGGGCAGGCGTGCAAGCTCCGCGCGGTCGATGAACTCCTGTACTGGGTCCTGATGAGTCCACTGGGCGAGTGGCCGCACGCTCACCTCCTCGCCGTACTGCGCCTCGGCGCGCACCAGCCAGGCGTAAAGGTCCGCGCCGGTGAGCGCCTCCGGTGGAGTGACGCCCTCCAGCACGGGGTGCTGCTTCAGCAGCGCGGGCGCGCACTCGTCGGCGGCGCGTTGCAGCTGCCACATCTGGAGCTGGTCGCCAGTCATCCAGTTGAGGAGGTCGGTCAGGCCGTCCATCTGGCAGCGGGACAGGAGCTTGGGCGTGGTGACGCTGAGAACGTCGGCCAACGGAAACATGCGGGGCTCGCTCATGGGGTCATCCTCTCGTCAGTGGCTGTGTGCCGGGTAGTGGCCGCCGCAGCGCGGGCAGTACGGCAGCGGCTGCTGCTCGAACCCGGAGGCGGCAAGGAGTCGCAGAAGCATCATGGTCACCTCCCCTGCACCTGGTGGCGTCGGTGCGCTTCGGCCGGGTCGTGCACGACAGCCCCGGCCTGGCCGATGTGCTCTACACGGAACCCCTCTCCGGGCCCCTCTCCGCCCGCGTTGTTGGTGTTGGCGTTGGCGGCTGAGCTGCACAAACAACGCCCAACAGGGGGCGCGTCATCAGGGAGCGGGGCGCCCGGGATGTCGGCCATGTGGACACCAGGTCCGTTGCCCTCCTGCCCGTCGGCCTTCAGCCCGCGGACCCCGCGGACGCGTACGCCCGCCTCCTCGAGGAGCGCCCGCACGGCCTTGGTGTCGGGCAGGCCGGCCTCCTTCGCCAACGTCGTGAGGAGGACGTGACGACCGCCCGTGCCGAGGGTGCGGAGGTGCTCGGCGATGTCGACCGGCTCAGGCTCCGGCTCCTCGGTCTCCTCGTCCTCGTCGGCCGGGGTGCGGCGCCCGTCGAGCCAGCCGCGGGCCCTGCGGACCGTGCCGGTGGCGAGCAGCCCGGCGACGAAGTAGCCGACCTCGGGCGCCGCGTAGACGACGCTCCCGGCGGCCGCGGTGGCGACGACGAGGACGCACCCGCCGGCGAGCTTGCTCGGCTCTGGCGGCTCCTCGACGGGGGGCTCCTGCTCTTCGGCGTCGGTCATGCGAGCACCCCGTACACGGTGGCGCCGATCGTGTTGGCCGCCTGGGCGAGCGGGACGGCTGCGGTTCCGGCGATCCCGGCCGACGTGCCCAGGCAGATGCCGCACCAGGCGCCTTGCTTGAGGTCGCGGCCGTAGCGGGACTTCTTCACCGCGGCGACCATGAAGACGGTCATCAGGAGGACGAGGGCGCCGCCGGTCTGGGTGAGCGGCAGGTAGGTGCCTCCTCCGGCGGAGGTGCCGGCCGTGGTGCCGACGCCCCAGACCAACGCCACGTCCCCCAACCAGTTGGAGATCCACAGGGCCGTGTCGGCGGCCCAGCCGATGAGTCCGCCGACGGTGAGGATGGTGAGCACGCCGTAGGCCCAGGCGGCGAGGAACGGCAGGAGGAGGCCCAGTTGTCCGAGCGCATTGCCGCGCAGCTTCTTCATGCCGGGCCACCAGGTGACGAGGTAGGAGACGAGGAGGGCGAGGCCGACGGTCACGCCGCCGATGGTGACGATGGTCATGGGGTCCTCAGTGGAGGAGGGCCACGCCGAGCGCGGCGAGGGTCAGGATGAGCGCGCAGGTGCCGAGGACGGGCGGCACCTCGTGGGCCGTGACGACGGCGAGACCGAGCAGCGCACCGAGCGCCGCGAACGCGAACAGGAAGCCGACGACGGCTTGCACGGCTACGCGCTCCGGCTGATGGACGACGGCAGGTCCGCGAGGTGCGGCTCCTGCTCCTCGATCTCCGCGCGGAGCACGCCGCGGAGTGTGGAGGGGCTGGGCACGGTGAGACCGGCGTCGGCAAGAGCCTGCTTCATGTCGCCGGTGGTGGGCCGGGTGCCGTCGTTGTAGAGGCGGCGGATCACGGCGCACCGCGGGTCGCTGTACTGGATCGGCGCGGGCTGCTCCTCGGCGGCCGGCAGCTCGGGCGCGACGGCCTTCGGCGTGACGGGCGGGGCCGGGGCGGTGACGCGCTCGATGAGGGGTGCCTGGGCGGGCGCCGGTGCGGGCTGCTGCACCGGGTCCAGTACGTCGAGCCGCGCACCGACCGCGCCGCGCAGCGTCGCCCAGGACCGGGCCGGGAACATGATCCAGCCCAGCAGGGGGATGTGCGGCATGCGTTCGGCGATGAGGCCGCGGGCGGCGCGCTGCTCGTCGCGGACGTCTCGGCGGTGGAGCTCGAAGAGGAGCTCGACGGCCCCGGAGATGGAGGCGAGTCCGCACCCGGCGACGAGGCCGCCGATCTGCCGGCCGTGGGAGAAGTTGAGGGCGCCGGAGACGACGACGAATCCGAAGATGGCGAGGCGGGCGAGGCCGGCGGGGCTGCCGCGTTCGATGGCGCGTCGGGCGTACTCGGCGCAGATCAGTCCGGCGAGGTCGAACATGAGGCTGAGGCCCCACGCGAGTTTGGGGGTCATGCCCCAGGCGGTGAGCTTGCCGCTAATGGACCAGGCGGCGGCGGCGAGCATCATCGTGAGGACGATGAACCATGCTGCACGGATGGGGCCGCCGATGCGGCGTGCGCGGGTAGGCTGCTGGTTAGCCATGGAGGTCACTCTCCGGTGGTCAGAGCCCCGTTCGGTGTGTCCAGCACCTGCGGGGCTCGTTCAGTTGTAGGGCGTCGTCGGGGCGTCCCGACGGGCCAAGGGGTACCCCTTGGCTTCAGAGGGTACCCCTTGGGCGGCACTGTGTGCAGACCTACGCTCCGGCCGGAGGTGGCGAATGGCTGACGAGGTGGAGCAGGTGCGCGCCGCGTTGCGGGCGCTGGAGGCGATTCCCGATGCGCTGGATCGGGCCGAGGCGTGCACGGAGCTGCTGCGCGAGTGGCCGGAGCTGCACCGCATGGTGGCGGACGTGCGGCAGCAGGCCGTGATCACGGCGAAGGCGCAGGGGGTTAGCTACCGGGCGCAGGGCGAGCGGCTGGGGATGACGGGTGAGGCAGTCGGGCAGATCGCGGCCGGCCGGGGGCGGGCGTCGTCGTAACCCGGCGACGCCGATGGTGGTTGAGGTTGGCATGAACGATGCCGAAATCGAGTGCACCATCGCCTCCGGTGGGAGGACAGCCCACTTCTCGGACATGGAGGCCTACGTCATGTATGCCCTGCTGCAAGAGTTTGGCAAGGGAGAAGGAAGCAGCGCTGCGGCGGCCCGTGAGATGGCCGCGCGCATTCCTTCCCGGATTTCAAAGTTCTTCTACTGGGTGGCGTAGGCGCGACGACGCCCCGTCGCCTGTGTGGGCGGCGGGGCGTCTGGCCTGCGTCAGCTCCAGCAGACGGCACAGTTGTTGCATCGGTTGCCGGGCTCGCACTCGAACGGTGTGGGGCGCTTCTTCGGCTGCTCGGCCGGGCCGGGCTGCTCCTCGTTGGCCGGCAGGTAGAGCACGGCGCGCCACTTCGCGACGGTCTTCTCCGCGATCCACCCGCTCTGGAGGCACGGCTTCCCGGGGTGGCCTTTGTGGACGAAGGAGCTGAGGACGTCGTGGAGGGTGGCGGCCAGCTCGTCGCGGCGCTCCTCGGCCGCGTCGCGGTCTCCTTCGGTACGGCGGAGGGCGGCGCGGGTTTCATCGAGCTGCTTGCGCACCCGGTCGACTGCGGTGTCCAGTTGGTCGCGCTGCTCCTGCAAGGCGTACCGCTCCTCGGCCATCTCCTGCCGCTGTTCCATGGCGCTGCGTGCGGCGCGGGAGCAGATGTCGGCGTCCTTCCGGGCCTGCTCCAGTTCGTCCTTGTACTTCGCGGCCAGGTGCTCGACGGGCGTCGCCGGGGAGCTGGGCTGGTCGATGACGGCGGCCCAGCGCTCGTAAGTCTCCTTCGACACCGGGCTTACCAGGGTGTAGGTGGGGCGTTCCCCGTAGGCCGCGCCGACGGCGAAGGTGCAGAGCACTTCGTGGAGGGTGTCGCGGAGGTGTTCGCGCTGCTGGGCGAGGGCTGAGGCTTCGTCGCGCTGCGCGCGGATGGTCTCCTTCAGGTCGAGTATGGCCGTCGTCTGGGCGTCGTCGGCGTCCTCGTAGACGGGCGTCGTCTGGTGGTCGGCGATGCGTCGGAGCTGCGTCCCGATCTCGACGACGGCGGCGGTCAGCTTGCGGTACGGGTCAGGCACGGCGGTTCTTCTTCCGGTTGAGGGCGCGGCGGGTGGCGCGGTTCAGACGGGGCGTCGGGGTGTCGTCGTCTGCGTCCTCGTCGGGGATGACGGTCTCGACGACGACAAGGCGGGTCTCCCACGCGGTACCGGGGCGGCCGGCCCTCTCGCCGCGCGGGTTGCTGCTCGGGCCGGTCACAGGTAGCTGCCCTTCACGGTGATCGTGTCGACGGGTCGGGCCGGGGCCTGGCCGTGGAGGTCGCGGAACGCCTGCTCGTCCTCACGGATACGGGCGGCTATGAGCGCGGCGGCGTCCTCGGCGGCGGTGCCCACGTGCGCGCTGTGCGGCCGGGCCTGCTCCTCGGCGGCACGGGCCTGTCGGCATAGGCGCCGGTCCTCCGAGAGCAGCAGGGCGGCGAGGATCAGGAACGCTGCGCAGAGGACCACCGGCGTGATCGCGTCGATGATGCGGGCCTCGAGCATCGGGTGCCTTTCGTGGTGGGAGGGCGAGCGCCCCGAGGAGCGCGAACAGGAGGGCCAGGGCGGTCATGAAGCGAGTGCCATCGGCCCGGACGAGGAAGCGGGCCGGGACGCGCGCCGTGCCTTGCCCAGCGGCCTGTCGGGCTTCGCCGCGGACCGGCGGGCCATCGCCGCCTTGCACGGCACGCACGCGTCCTCACCGAGCCGCCGGTGGGTGTTGTAGCCGCGGACCGACCCGCCGGCCGGGAGAGCGTGCTCAACGGCCAGGATCTGCCGCCGGCGGTCCGCGGTGCGCTGCTCCTGCCCGGCCTGGCACACCTCGCACGGGGCCTCGCGGTACTTCAGGTGCGTCCGGTACGCCGCGTCACTGCCGCACGGCTGCCGGATGCGGCCCTCGGCGTCGAGCCACCAGCCGCGGCCGCGCCGGAGCTGGAGCCGTTCGGTGGCCGTGAGCCCGCCCCACGTGCCCCACTGCTCCTCCTCGTCGATGGCCCAGGCCTGGCAGTCGAGGAGGAGGGGGCAGGTGTGGCAGAGGGCTTTGGCCTGCTGCTCGTCGGCTGGTTCGCGGGACCAGAAGAGAGCGGCGGTGGTGGGGGTGCAGGAGGGGCGGCCGTGGGTGAGGA